TGGTGCGGTAGAGAGGACTCGAACCTCCACGGGTATACACCCACCACCCCCTCAAGATGGCGCGTCTGCCATTCCGCCACTACCGCAAATGGGAACAATATATTATCCATCCAGCTGACTTACTAAGAAGAAAACTGGTGAGCCATGAAGGACTCGAACCTTCGACACCCTGATTAAAAGTCAGGTGGATTGTTCACTTTTAATTAGCATGACCACTTTAATGTTGAGCCGTGCAAAAAATATAATACAGTATTCTCAACTAAAAGTAAAGTGGTCATGTAAAATTTTTAAGTTAGTGTACTCTAATATGTAATATTAAGAAGAATTCAATATTAATTAGTCGGATAATTTAATACTACTCGACTTTATTTCACATGGATTTTTCACTCTACCAGTTTTACTATTATAAATAGGTAGTCTAATATAAAAAAGGATGTGTTACTCTATGAATAAGGATGATGTTTACAATTCGATTGATTCCATTGCCCTCAATCTGTCTGATCTCATTTCGGATAAATTAAAATCTGAAAAACTGATTTCTCAAGATTCAACTTTAACCGTTAATATAAATATTTCAGTTCACACCAATGGTACTACCAAACTGACCAATGGATTAGTTAGTCTTCTCCCTTCAAATTCAAAGCAACATGTTCAAAATAAGAAAAGTTTTAAGGGAAGAGGACTTGAACAACTATTGTATTTAAATGATGATGATAGCTAATAGTTGTCAAAAGTACCCTCTCATTCTGATTCGTAACCAAGCATATACACTATCATCACTCACAAGCGTTGCCTTCAACTGCACATAATCTTTCGTGGCATTATTATTTTTAACCGTGCAACTCGTATTGTTCTGACTTGTTATCGTAGCGAGTTTAGTTGTACTCACTTGATCATCAGCATACAATTGCCACGTTACCGCTTCATCAATAATTACATTACCCTGTTTAACAATCGCTTCATACAATTCGCTTTGACCACTTAGAATTTCTTCTGGTGTGTATTCGCTAGTTATCTCAATTGTAATATCTTCATCCACTTCTACAGCATCAACTTGTACAAGCAATTGAGTGCTTAAACTAGACGTTGTAGCATTATACAGTGTAATGATAGCCTGACCCTCTGCAATCGCTGTAACAAGCCCTGTGTCGCTGACAGTGACCACTTCCTTATTGCTGGAAGTAAATACAATTACATCATTATTGACTGTTGTATAGTTGATCTGATGCGTCTCGCCTTCCTCTAGCAGGAGACTGCTATCTGTTAGGCTAATGCTGCATTTTTTATAATCAGCAATACGATTTACAATGTCATCAATTGACGGATTTATCGTATCAATCTTACAACTTAGTGTAATGATTCCCTCTCTTGTAAAGTCATCTATTCCCTCAATTTTGAACACTTGATTGCCAACAAAAAAACGACTGGTCAATGAGACAGTCGAATTAATTTGCTGCTTAGATATATGTACTTGTATGTTTCCTGAAGCTAGCGACATGACAGTAGAAGCATCTACCTTGAGATTCGAATTTGTAATGTAGCAATCAAGCTCAGTAAAGTTACAATTTTGATTTATCATTGTCTTATGTGGCAAGTGACGCATGATTGCTTTGTACTTTGTATAACGCTTAGATGAGATTTCACTAATTACCATGTAAGTTTTATTATTGTAGTGTACTATGTCTCCTCTTTTTATTCCGTGGAGTGTTGTTATCTTTCTGTCATCGTATACTTGCTCAAGCGTTGTATTTGTAATGAGTGCTTTTATATTTTCACTTTCATTATTGATCTGAATATCTTCTCCACGTTGCGACAAGATAAAATTGAAATCGTCTGACTGATTGTCAAAAATGTTGAACATTTTTATATTCTCCTTCTTATGATTGAAATAAAAAGAAGGTACGAGCGCTTTTACTGTCGCTGCTAGTACCTTCAATTGGCATCATGCGTAATAAGTATTCAATTTGATTAATGCGTGCTTGGAGTGATTCAGCAAATCCTGTAACAGTCATATCATCCTCTTTATAATTTTTCATTAATGTAGGGTTGTTAGCTGTACTATTTAGAATTGATAAAGCTGCCATGTAAATTTGTCGCTTGTTTTGGTTGCTTTGTGGATTGTATTCAGCTTCAGGCTCGGTTACTCCAGCTTCTAGAAGGTACATGCTATATTGTTCATCTGTTAGCCAGATACCTGTTGTCTCTAATTTTAATCGTTCTATGTTTGTCATTTTTTTCTCCTTTATGTGTAAAAAATAAAAACCGCCAAAAGGCGGTTAAAATAATACTTTCTATATACTCATTAAGTTCAATTGATGAATTTTGTTTTCCTCTTCAATTAACTTATCAATATGTTCTTTTCTATCTTTTAATTGCGTTTCAAGTGCTTCCACTCGCAATTGTCTTGAATATTTATCTTGAATTATTGTCTTTTCGCTTTCAATTTCATCTATTTGCTTTTCTAAATCAGCTTTCTTTTTTATGCCTTCGTATGAGTCATCTAAGAATAAAACACTAAGCTTCTTCTGTAAATCAAGTTGATTATTTGTTAACTCTTTAATTAGTCTATCATAATTGTCTTTAGAGTAGTTACCTACTACACCTTCAACTTTTATTTTTTGTATCTGTTGATCTACAATCTTCTTAAAATCTGTATATTCTTTTTCTAATTCCTTGACTCTATTATCATGTCTAGTTAATTCAGCATTATATCTCGCTGTATAACTGTTATTGTTATTTGAGTTAGTATTGGATGAATCAATATTACTATTCACGTTAGAATTATTACTTGATGTATTATGATTAGTGGTAGAATCCTGATTTACATCGCTAGTTACTGTATGAGTTGTATTAGTACTGTTCTCAATCAAAGTAGAATTTTTCTTTTCCTCAATTTCAGATTCATGGACTAATTTAAACTTACAGCTTTCACTAGGGAAAATGGTTCTGTAAATATTAGCTTCTACTTCTTTAGTGTTACTATTAAAAGAAACCTCATATCCTAGATTTTTTGCAACCTCTTTAACTGGTAAATAGCTACTGCCATCTATAGTTACTATTTTACTGGTTAATTCTACTGGTTCACCACAAACGTTAAATCCCCATTCTTTAACATACGCCTTTTTAAATTGTTCAGCAGCGTAAACGCCAGTTGCACCAAATAACAAGCCGCCTATAATAAAACCCATAATAAATTTTTTCATGTCTTCATCTCCCATTTTTTACTTTTCCAAAAATGTGTACATCGGCTTACTCAGCTTCCTAAAAAAAGTTTAGGGGTATCGACCTTTCCCAATCACTTTTCAAACTCATCCACCGAATACTATATGTAAAATAGTGCAAATAACCCTCGTTCACATCCCAAATACATCAAAAACACACCAATTTCACCTAAAATACGACTACTATCTTAACAAGATAGTGTTATTCATACCAATAAATATGGTATTTATAGGCTTATGACGTTGAAATCATACTATTAACACTGACAATCACCAACTATTATCGAATAGCAGGGATCGGATAGTTTTAATTAATATCAGTCCACTATAATGACTGGCTGATGATAGTTGTTATGTAGACACCTGTAAAAATTATTTTTAATACGTTGCGAATCGTTATATAATAACAGGTGCGTGCGTTCCAACATAGTACATTCAGTACAAATAGCAATAAACATGATTATTAACTATAAATATCATCAGCATTATGTATTAATTCTGTACAGTATCAACAGTAGCTTGCTTACGTTTCTCGTTATCCATTTGTTCAAACTCCGAAGCTACATCGGTTACATATTCAGTATGCTTCATTATACCTTCTAAACTTACTGCTCCCATTTCACGCAACATCTTGAGATTGTTAATGATATCTGTTTCTGATGTTGGCATAGCATACTTAAATGTAATGGTGATACTATCCCATGCTTCTTCTGTAAAATGTTTACCTTGAGCTTCTAACATCACTCTCAACTTGTCTAATCTCTGATACAATCCATCTTTAATGTAACGTTCTGTAATCTTCCCTTTAAGGTTGGCCATCGTATAGGTGAGCTTGAGAGAAATCTCAGATAAATTGGAAATATCTACCTTCCCCATTGCGACCGATGGAGTACCTGACACATCCATCAATGACATCATCAAATGACTGTACAATGATTCAAACGCTTGATGATCAAATTCATTGTTGGCAAAATAGAAATCTGCATCACTATCTAATACTATTCCACCGCCAGCGACATGACTTGGGAGTTCATAATTCGTCAGCATTTGACCTTTTATTACTGGTATCCCTGTAATATAACGATAGAATCCATCAATTGCTTTGCTCAATAAATCTTCCTGAGAATCTAAAACGCTGATATAGTCATCTAAGTCTGATCTACCATACACGTCATCAAGTGGACTGCTATTTCGATAGTTAATTGGTAGACCACCGATGTTTCTGAATGTTCCCTCTAGTTGTATCTCACCTCCTGCATTGTTATACTTGTAAACTTCCTCATCAACATATACATTCCAATAAGTCACATTGTTCACCGTATAACTTTGCACAAACGCAATGTATTCACCTTCAGCATTCGACAACACAGGGTAGGCATCGGATGAGTCTATAAGACTACTCTTTACACCATTAGAACTATTATACAACAATTCCCATGCGTTACCATAAGAATATACATTTTTTACAATGTCATAATCTATACTATTAAATACTTTTTTGTTTAGTTTATTGATTTCCTTGACCAGCTCTTGATCACCGCTGTAGGTGAATCCGTTACCTATAATGTAGCTTGTAGCATATTCTATTAAACGTCTGGCGTACTGTAATACTACTTTACGTGGCTCTATTAGTTTTCCTGCGAACATTTCTGCTGGACGATCACTTATTGCGTGTCTTCCTGCTAAATATTCCTTTTTATCTATAATGTCTCTTATTCTAAGCTGTTGACTTGTCTCATTAACAAAATCAACGAACCAGTGTACAGGATCATAGCCCTGCTCTCTAATGAATTGTTGTAACTTTTCCTTGTTTGAATTTTTGTTATTCATCTATATTACTCCTCAATATAATCATTAAACATACCATTTACCGTTTTTACGTGCTTGTACTGCAAGTCCTAAACTGACAACTAAATCATCGTTGTTCCCGTTGCCTCTCTGATTTCCCAGTTTTCCGTTTTTCTGTTCAACGAATATTTGCATTTGCTGCAACGTATCTTTGTCATTAATTAATAGCTGCCCTTGTTGAAACTGTTCCTTTAAATCAGTAATCATAATTGCTTTACTTTGTTCAGTAGTCAACCATCCAAGTACAAGCTTACGTTTTCCTTTAGTATCAAAGGTTGAATGTTTATATATATTCATGTACTCATATTCATTTCGTAGACGCTCAATAACCGACAAGCCATATCCGCCATTGCGCTCAATCGCTTGAAAAGCATAATTGTAGAATCTACCGATATCATTCAATAATTCAGCCATCTCGTAAACACTAATTTTATTATTATTAAATGAGAATACTTCTTCAGCTTCAGCATTAATAATTGTGATTGTTGAGCTATCTCCTCCGACACCAGAGGCAACGTCTGCACCTAGCCAATACTTTTGACCGCTTAAAGGTAGTTTGTACACGTTCAAACCTTTGCCAATCCATTTATTAAGCGTATCAGGAAGGATTCTTCTTAATATGTCATCTTCTAAAGGCTGCGGAATATAATTTAATCGTTCTATGATTTTTTCTTGATCAAATACATAGTTATTAGCCGACATTACAAACGCTTCGTCCGCTGTACTAGGAAAGTCTATCTTAAATTTCTCTGCATTGTCAGCAGATGACAGTTTATATAATCGCCACATTAGTTGATTCAATGAAGCACCATTCTTATATAATCGCTTTTCTTCATCGGTAACTAAATCTTTTTCAGATAAGCGTTTTATATAATTTGCTTCATACCAGCTTACCGCCTCTTTAATTTCGCTATCATATAGTTGACGATGTGCATCAGACAACCAAGAATAAAAGAAAGCCTTGTAGTTCGTTTTACCAGCCTCAGACTTCTTGTATAAATCATAGAAATAATTCAGCCCATTTGCCGTTGTCTCAATAACAATTTGACTACTTGGCGACTTGGCAAGTGAATTTGTTACAGCTGCTAATAACGATGATTGGATATTACTTTTATAGAAAGAGAATTCAGAAAGTAAAATATATTCATATGTTGATCCTCTTCCTAGTACCTCTTTAGGTACAGATATTTGAATTTTGCTTCCATTTGATAAAATTAAAGCATCTCTGTTGTCAATAACCGTTTCAGGAAAATATGGATATTTGTCACGAGGCAAATTGTCATTCATTCGTTTTAAGCGTGTGAACAATTCTGTTGCTTGTTCTTTATCTAAACTCACTATAAGATAATTTGTATTAGGCTTCTTGAGTGCGGAAAATAAGCATATCGCTAGACTAGTTACACTGAAGCCTAGTTGCCGTGCTTTAAGAATCAAATTATACTTTGACATATTCGTAACAAAGTCAATTTGATTGCCATTCAGCTTAAACGGTACTAGTTGAGCATGATTATCTACGATTTTAACGAACTCCTCGCAAAACACAATAAAATCGCTCATAATCTTATCGTACTTTGCTTTCTTGCTGCCTCTGCTACTTACATTCCTTTTTCTTGTTGTAGTTGCTAACATTACTCATCATCCTCGTACTCTTCAAACACGTAACTAAAGTAATCCTGGGCTTGCTTATGTGCTTGTTCGATAATCGCTTGAATTTTAACCATCATTTCTATGTCTTTAGTCGTAGCGCTATCTGACATTACACGTTGCTTAGCTTTTTTGTACATAGCTTCTAAGTCACCAGCCTGTTTACTCTGCAATATTAATGCAACAATGTGCTTAAAATCTTCCGACTGTTCCCACGTTTTGAAGTAGTCTAAATTACCTGATTTCAGTTGCATTCTTTCTATTAACTCTGTTTCATTTTGCGGAATATTTTGATCTTTCGGATGCCATAAATTAAAACGATATTTAACGTACATTCTCCGTTTAGCTGATAGCTGTCGCATGATATCATATATAGTGTAATTTTCATTCATTTTCGTTTCTCCTTTTTGAGACTCAGGTTCTTAAAGAACCTTTGTTTAAATGTAAAAAAGCAACCTTAGACAAGGCTGCTAGTGGTTGTTAGAGACATAATGTCCACGACAAAAATATTAAAATGGAAGCAGTTCTTCAACTTCTTGCTTATTACTAGTACTAACAAACTGAATTTTATTCATATTCGAATGCTTTCTAATTCTTTCACGTAAGCTTTCATTGACTTCATCTCCCCACGGGCTGCATGTCACAAAATCACCTTCATGGTAAACATCATGAGGAACATCTTTGTTTTTTTCTGCTAGTATTAATTGTCTGTAATCTAGTAATTCTTTAATGTCAATTTGTTTATTTATCGTGAACTGTTCTACTATTTTATCTCTAATTTTAAGTATTGTGTCTTCGCTACACCCTTTAATTAAAGACTGTTCTTCTGCAAATATGCTATTAAAGGGATATGGATGATCGTAATAATCGTTGCTGTAATCATATTCGTTTCTGCTGAATTTATAGTACAGCGTACTATATTTTTTTAATTCATCAGCAGACATATTTTTAAATGCATCTATCTTGATTAACACTAAATCATGTTGTTGTTCTGGGTCTTCAAATATAATACCCTTGTCACGATTTTTAATAATTTCGTACTTTTTTTCTTTTTTTACTTCATATTCCTGTTCTCTTATTTTGTTATTAGCACGTTCTTGAGCTTCTTCGATTAATTTAGCAACTCTCGCAATAGATGTTTCATTTCCTTTTGGATTGTTTCTACTAAAACCACGAATAGCATTGAGTCTTGCATCTGCTTTAACTCTAAATTCTTTATTATCTTTCTGCTTAATGTATATGTCATAATCAGCAGATGTTAACTCTGAACCTTTTACATACCAATTTCCATAGTTTGTAACACTGTCTTTTACTGTATCTATAGTTGATTCATCGTTTATATTAGTCTCATTAACTGATTCTTTGACTTTTGAATCATGCTCAATACTTTTAGTATCACCTGCTACCTTACTACCTAAGAACCATGTTGTAGGATGCTGTTTATAATGTCCGTTGCCATCAATGTATTTTTCACCTACTACACAATGAATTAGTTCTTCATTCTGCAACTCATCTAAATATGTCTTAGCAGTTTTATAATCGCAATCAAGTATAGTAGCCCATCCATCAATAGACTGATTCATTTGCTGACCTTTTTGATGTGCAATGAAACACAATATGTATAATTTATGAGTGTCATCTGTCACATCTAATATAGCAGAGTCAGCTCGAAGAAATCCCTTTTCAACTTCAATCTCTGGAAATTCGATAACTATTAGATCATCATTTTTAGCTGTTGTTTTATCGGTAACATCTACATTTATAGATATTACATTTTTATTTTGTAGGGAAAGTAATATGCTACGAATCTTTTTCATGTGAGAAGGTGCATTACTGACATTTACTTTATACTTAGTTTGAGTTTTATATATCATATTAAGAGTTATTATTACTGTATTGTCGTAGCTAGACTTACGTTTTGCTAATAGAATGTAGAAATATAACTCTATTACCGTTAGCTTATACTCACCATTTCTTAGTAGAGAATTGTAAAGAGTGACGCTAGGGGTATACTTTTTCGGGGTTTGATTACTCGACACTTAAATACTCCTCCATTGATTGATTACACTAGTCGTGTGTTCTTGTGTTTTGCTTTTGAACTTTGCTCTTTGACCAAGCGTTAGCGACCAACTAACTGAGCGTAGCGGAATCAACGCTTGTATAGTTAGTTTGTACAGTTAATTTATATAGTTAAGTTATAGAGTCCTCCAATTTCTAATGGAATTCTATTAATAATTCCTATGTGTGTATTGAATTCTATTAGTTATTCTGAAAAGTTTATATTTTTCTATTAGTTTTTCCTAGTAGCAATACTAAAATATATTAGTTTTTCCTATAGACTTATATGTAGCTATACCAGCTTGCAACTCTGCTGTAATAAGAAATAGCCAAAATTCTAATTTTGTTTTAGGATGAAGCGCATATGTTATAGGGTTACTGTGCTTATTAGATACTAGATAGTTTTTTAGCTTGCGATCATAACAGTAAAAATAACTTGGTTTCATTTTTGTATTCTCCTTATAAGAACTCATATTTATCAGATTCGAACTGGATTAGAGCATCGGCTGTCAACTTTATATTATTGATAGCATGAGCGTTAATGTCTCCTGCGGCCGTCAATTCAAAGTAGCTACCATTAGATAACGTAATTTTAACTGCACCGTCTTCTGCTTCGATTTCGTAAGTCTTTGCTTGCATATGTATTTTGCTGTTTTCTGATTTTAATAAAACTTCATCGTCTTTGAGTTTTAATGAGCGTTCACGATTGTAATCTGATGAGTAATAATCTATGTTTAAACTGTTATTAACCTTTTCTAGTATGGCTTTACCACCTGTTTCAGTGACTCCGTTCCCTGCACCCATCGTAATTCTAGGATATGACGACATGCCTTCACCGACTAGTTCAATGGCCATTTTATCTACAGGTTTATATTCAAGTTCATACACTGGGAATGGAGTTTTCTGAATTGTAATTTGCTTCTTATTTGAATCAGTCCAGTATAACAACTCATTGTTATTGTTCTTCGCATGTTGACGACCTGTAATAGTTCCTGTCTGTAGCTTAATATGCTTGTCTTTTGCAGTCACATAATCGACTGAATCACCGATAGCATCGGACTGGTCTAATGTTTTTAAAGCACTGACTGTTAACTTATTAATATATCCATCCTCTGCCGTGACAGTTCCAGTTTTTATATGCTGTGCGTCTAGCTTACCAACACCTTCTATATCCCAATTGTTCATGTAAAATTTGCGATTCTCCGAATCCATGAGCATTGTATTATTTCCATCGGTTATTGTAGCTTTTTTAAATTTTGCTCTTCCTGCCATGTCTGCATAAAACGGATGTCTTTTCAGTTCTTTTCTATCTGTAAGCACATGCTCATATCTGCTAATCGTTACCTGAAACGGGTCTACAGTTTCCACTTCAAAAATAATACATTTACCACCAACAATTTCATTTGTAACATGATTGTATGCATCAATGATGTAAGAATAGTGATGTTTATGTTTTCCGCTAGAAATATGTTGATAAATATATTCCAGTGCTTGCTCGCTATTAGCACCTGAACCGCCTATGTCACGATTCTTAATAATGTCCGAAGTAATAGCAAAATCATCTTCATTTGCCATTGTGTGAATGGCATAGCGCCCGTAATTATCTACCTCAAGAACATAGAGAACTAATTCATCGCACTTATACTTTTCAAAGTTTTCCTTTGCTAATTTCTGTGCATCTTGTACTTGCATATTTGTTGATGGGAGAGTATCAAAAATGTCATTAATTGCTTCTAGTCTTCCCATTCCGAATATTACTTTATCGCCAAAAACTTTTGCTTTTTCTGCGTTATCATTTATGTAATAGTGTTCATCTCTTATTTTTGTACTTACTCTAGTATCGCTAAATAAATAGACCTTGTTGTTATATCCCAAATGAACATCGCATGTATTCAGCCACTTCTTTCAATTTTATTTTACGTTTTATACGTTCTAGCTTGTAATCGAAGCCTGTTAAGTTATCTCTTTCTAACACAATCATTGTTAATTCTCCTTTCGTATGAGAGGGGAATTAATCCCCTCGTTGTTGTTGTTTAATGCTATGTATTATTCAATTGCAAAACTAGCTGCTGCGAGTGGATTAAGTAGCTTTAAGCCTAATTGTGTTTCAAGATAAATAGACTGTTTAGAACCGCTTTGAGGCTGCACAATCGCGTGGAAAGGAATAAGCTCACCTAGTTCAAGATAGCCAGGATTAACGATAAATAGCTTATTGTTGATCTTCTCTGTTAGGGCAAACTTTACGTTTCCGAATGGTGTAACATATACATCTACGTCAACTCCTGCAAATTTATCTTTGGCAAAGTGCTGGAACTGTGTGAATCCGTTTAATGCTAGTTTCATTCTTGCAGGAAGGTAACAAACCATGTCTTCCCCTGCTCCAGCGTCATATAACTTTTCGATGGTGTCGAGAAATTTATCTTCAGTAAAATCTGTATGAGTTACTTTATTATCACTCGCAATCTGTGCTAGAATACCATCGGTTTTATAGGTTTTTGTTGCACTGTCATATGACTTCACACCGTTGATAAGCTTGTCCTCGATGCGAAGCTTTAGTGCCTTAGACTTTCGATCTACTTCAGTCATAAGTAGATTAGAAATACCTGTAGCACTAGAATATTGTGCTGTATTACTAACCGTTGCCGTAGCCCCAATCAGCTCTGTGTAGTTTGAAAATGGTGTAGCTGCATCATCTACTGGATTAGGTGCATCTGCGCCTTCTGGAAGTGTTACAGCAGCATTCTCGTTAATTTCTTGTGTGATCCAGTTCATCACAGGGTTTGAGGCTTTAACGCTTTTACCTAGTAATAAGTTAGTGAAAGGTGTTTTAATTGGTGTTACTTCTACTAAGTACTTACGAAGATCATACGATTGACCTTCGACAAATTTATCATGTGTAAACATATATGTATCATTCTCCTGTTTTTTAATTGTTAATTGTTTTACTAGTTTTTGAATCCGAATATACTTTTAAGCATTCCAATGTTGTCACCTGTTTGCTTTGCATAGTCATATGCTGACGTATAACGTTTCTTAGAAGGCTCAAAATCAGCTTGTGTGCTACTAACTGCATTGCTAAGTTTCTCGATTACAGCGTTAAGCTCATCCTCATTAGACACGTTGATAACATCCTTGAATTCTAGTAAGTTAGCATCTTTTAGTGTTGAGTCAACTTTTTGCTGAAACAATTGAGTTTGCAATTGCAGAAGCTCATCATCTTTTGTCTGTTGTGACTGTTGTAATGTATCCAGTTGAGATTGAATGTCTACAACTTTTTGCTGTTCAGCTTGTAAAAGTTCATCAATATATTGTTGTTGTTCCGTTGTAAATTCCATTTTTTCACCGCCTTTCTTGCAAGAAATTTCTTGAATGAATAATAAAAAGTAGACTTGTCAAGCTACAACGGGAGAAGTGAGACATGACAAGTCACAAATTTGGAGTTTTTCATATGTACAGAAAACTACAACTAAAAGAGTTTTCAAAAATATGAATATGATGTTAAATTAATAACACTTCAGCTTACCCTATACAGGGACTTAAATATGAAGTTTTACAAATATTTTGAATATTCTAAAAATAATTTTATGTATTAATGTTACTGTTCATTGCCTTTTCTATTCTTGCAGTTACTTGTGCTATTCTACTAGGTATTTTTTCTGTTATTGCATAGTTGACTTGCTTATATGTATATACATTTCCAAACTTATTATTGAGCCTCGCTAGTATCTGTTTATGATTATATTTTGATTGCTTAACCAAACTGATTATGTACATTTCAATATGATTAAAATTCGTTGTTTCTATTAGTAAATCTAATCTATTTAGAAGTTCTGCAAACTCACCTTTTGTGTTATGCTGTTCAATTAACAACTCTCGCCAATGATCATATTTATGTAATAATACTTTTACATGCTCTGGGTTCGATAATTGCACTATTGATAGGTCAGCTTCATGTTCTCGATACATTTCTCGTTCTGTTGCATTTGCTACATTGCTGTAAATATTATTACTCGTTATGTCTGTATTAGATAAAGGAACAAGTCGCTGAAATGACTCTCTAGATTCATCATTCATTCTACCCACGTTTCGTTTTTGATTGTTTGTTAGTATTCCATGTTGCTTTTGATCAGGATATAGTATGTAATTAGCTAATTTGTCTATTTTTTCGCAATAAAGATATTCATGCTCTGACAAATAATCATCAGACTCTTTGACTTGAGTGTTTGCATATTGCTGAGTATGTAAATAATCTAATACCACTTCGTCATCGTTAATCGTACTTATTGTATTAAGTCTTTCCTCGCTTGTTGTTAAGTACCTATTATGTTTTGCTAATAAGTTGTAGCCTTTTATTCTGTCTTTGATATGTATCGACTGATCACCCCAGTGTGTTAACTGGTTTACTCGCTCTGTATATTCTTTTTCTAATGTATGTTCGTTTTGCTTCATATGTAATTAAATATCTACCCTTTCAATTTATTGAACTTTCTGAAATCATTTAAAACAAAAAAATGCGCTAGACAAGATATATGTCAGCACACTTCACAATAATAATAGCGATAATTATAAAAGTATGATAAGCATAATCACGTCATTGAGATCACCCCTTTCAATTTTTAATTAGTAGCAGTAACTGTATATATTTCGGTTACAGTTCCTGCTACTAATATATCAAAATTTGGTTACTGAAGTCAATGTTACGAAAAACTATTGTTGAAAAAGTTATTCATAACTACACTATAAACGTAAAATTTGATAATAGCAGATGTTTTCAGAGATCATTTTAATTTTTTATCAATCTGCTATATGCTATATTTCATTAAGTTCTCTTGAGGCCACAATGAAATCGATTGATGTCTGATCTAAGAGGTCAAAGTCAAAATCATATGTAAGTGCGAAGTGATTAACCCATCTTTCAAGTTGCGTTTGATTTGTGATATAACGTTTGAGATTTTCAACAATCCACCCGTCTGTTGGATAGTGATTTACATCAACCATCCAAGCATGAAACGAATCAACATCAGTACTCCAGTCTAATAATGAGTTGTTCGATAATGTAGCTTGCATAATTTAATCTCTCCTCTTTTTCATTTAATATATACATTATGCAATATTGCATAATCACTTGTCAATAGTCACTTTAACATTTATTATTAAATTAGAGGTGAAGATATGGAGCTACAAGTAAAACCAATACTATCAGAAATATTAGAAGAACGTGGTCTGACACAAAAAAAATTATCAGATATGTGTGGAGTACCGCAGTCTGCGATCTCTAGATTTGATAAAAATAAGCAGCACTCTGATGTACATTTATTTTCTATTTCAAGAGCATTAAACTTAAAAATTGAGGATTTATTTATAGTAGTAGAACCAAAATAAACAGTAGCAGCTCTCATATCTTTTGAGAACTGCTACTGTTTATTTTTGCAATTAGATATTCAAGGAATTTAAAGGATTGTGCCGATTATTTAACTCATGAAGTGCTGTTCCCCACAATGCTACATATCTCTGTGTCATTGACAACTGATTATGCCTGAGCAATTTTTGCAATGTTAACACATCACAGCCAGACATAATCATCCTATGTGCAAATGTATGTCTGAAAGTATGAGCCGACAATCTAACATCTTTAAAGTTCATAACCTTTTTAAGTCTCTTAAACATACATTTCACTGATTGCTCAGATAGTCTATCATTTGAACGCTTACTTACAAATACATAATCGCTCAATTGTTCGAATGTCTGTTCACAATACATACGATATTCCGCTAACTCTTTAACAAGCTTTTCCGTCAGAGGAATACTAGATTGCTCCCTCTTTTTCCCCCAGACAGTAATGGTTTGATACTTAAAACCCACATCATCCCATTTCAAGTTACACATTTCCCCAAGTCTCATTCCAGTACCCAGAAGAGTAATAATAATCGTATAGTCACGATATGCATTGTAGCTACGCTCACGCTCTCTAATACGTCTTAGATAAGATAGCATTTGATTAATATGCTGATCTGTAAAAACCTCAATTTTAATCTCTTCTTTGACATATCCAATTTTCTTAGTCGGATTTTGCTTAGCCGTAATCAATTCTTCTCCTTCTAAAAAGTTGAAGAAAATTTTCAAACTATGCAGCTTGGAATTACGTGTTGTCGGATTATTATTCCTTTCTTTTTGACAATGAATCAGATAAGACTTAATAACCGAAGCTGTTGCATCCTCCGCATTCAATACTTCTTGCTTTGCAGCATAATCCTGAAACTCAAGTAATGTCATTAAATAAGATTCAATTGTCCGAGCGGATAAATTCTTGTACTCTCGATCATCCTTAAATTCTTGAATAGCAAATTTGAGTAACAAAAAAAGACCTCCTTTAATGTTAGAGTGGACTAACAAGAAAGTGGTCTTCAATATCGAAAGCAGGTCATTACATGCCCACTAACTTATTTTAGCTAATTAAAATTAACAAATGCCATAATGACGCATGATTTCAGACACTTCCAAATTAAGGAATGAAAACAAATCCCTCAAGATGGCGCGTCTGCCATTCCGCCACTACCGCAAATGGGAACAATATATTATCCATCCAGCTGACTTACTAAGAAGAAAACTGGTGAGCCATGAAGGACTCGAACCTTCGACACCCTGATTAAAAGTCAGGTGCTCTACCAACTGAGCTAATGGCTCTCATGATCATTGTTACTCATGCGAGCTGCTCTCATAAGAATAGTGGTGACCCGTAGGGGATTCGAACCCCTGTTACCTCCGTGAAAGGGAGGTGTCTTAACCCCTTGACCAACGGGCCTTAATTACTAACTTCAAAAGAGACAAGATGTATCTTAACACATCAACTTACACATTGCAACAACTTTTTTTCTAACGTTAGAAAATAAAAAAGACCGTTAAAAATCGGTCCATTCTAACATCTTTCCTTAGAAAAATGGTGGCGGAGAAGGTGGGATTCGAACCCACGCACCACTTACGCAGTCTAACCCCTTAGCAGAGGGTCCCCTTGAGCCACTTGGGTACTTCTCCATACTGGCTCCCCGAACAGGACTCGAACCTGTGACAACTCGATTAACAGTCGAGTGCTC